AAAGCCGGCGGCCCTATCCATCTCGGCTACCTCAGCGGCTCGCAAAAGCAATGGAAGCATCCATGTCCTCGCTGCGAGCGGCCCTTCGCCTTTGCGCGCGGCCAGTTCACCAACGATCCCGACTGCAGGAATGCCGACGGCACGTGGAATCTGCAGCTCGTGAGGGATAACACCTTTTGCCTCTGCCCTCTCTGCCAGGGGCGAATCAAAGAAAAAGAAAAGCAGTCGATGAATGACGCTGCGATCTGGATCCCGCGTGACATGCGCGAGCGCTTGAAAGGCATGGATGGCAAGCCGGTGCCGGCCAAGCCCGGCGTCGAGTCCTATCACATCACCGATTATTCGTCCTATCATCCCAAAGTCACCTGGGGAGAGCTGCGTGTGATGGAGCTCATGGCCTTCGAGATCCAGCCCTCGCGCAAGGCGCAGGTGCATTTCACGAACAACCACACCGGCGCCCCTGAGGAGGCCGATATTGTCGCCACCGATTCCGATTCCATCGCCATGCTCGTCGCGGGTCGTGTCGAGGTCCGGCATGTGAAACAGCCCGACGGCACCGAGATCGAAGAGCGTGTCACTCATGGTCTGCCGGGCGGCTACTCACTGGCCTATCTGCAAGGCCAATTCGTCGCGCGCCTGCCGTTTGTGCCGACGAAAATCTTGATCTTCACTGACAAGCAAAAGACGTATTTGAAATACACCGTCTGGACTCTGCGTGTCGATCCGCGCCTCCCTGGCCAGGTTGAGTCACATCTCATCGATCTAGGTCGCGCCGATGACGAAACCGCGCTGCGTGAAAACGTGCTGCAGCGGCCTTACTTCGTCGAGGGCATGGAGGAACCCATGTACATCAGCGCCGGATTCTCCGATTCCCGCTATCGCGGCCAAGCCGTATTCAAAGCCTGCCTCTCATGGCATTATCAGCTCGGTTTGCAGATCTGGCCCGTGCGTGGGGAAGGGGATTCCAACAGTCGAAAAAAGAAATCCGATGATCAGGAGGAAACTAAATCAAGCGAAACGGTGCGCGGCCGTGTGATGCGCTTCATGAAGGACACCTGCGAACTCGGTGAGATCATGGTGCGCTATTTCAAGGACAAGGACCTCCAGGACGAACTCAACGACAAGCTCCACCGCAAGCCCGGCTGGCGCCTCTGGCTGCCGAATAACTACCCCGCCGAATTCGCGGCGGAGCTCACCGCCGAAAAATACGACAAGTCAGCCGATGCCTGGGTGCACAGTGCGCAGCGCGATGGCCCGAACGATTACCGCGACACCACAAAAATGCTCTGCCTCTGGCTGCTTGAGAATCTGAATATCATGTTGACCGCGCTCGGATTCACTCCAAACGCACCGACTGAAGATCATCTCGATGAAGAAAAAGCCGATGTTGAAAACCAGCCTGTCGAGACTGAGCAGCGTCAACGCGACTACACTCTGCGTCCTCGCTGAGGACACTTCTTCGACCGACACGTGTCGGTCGAAGAAATGCGCGGAGCTTTGACATCTCGCCAGCCATCGCAGAGCCGCATAGCCTGCGGCAGTTTGACATGGCCTTGAGGGCGTGGCCTCTCTCAATGCAGATCTTATCATCACCGCGCTCCTACGGCAGGCGCGTGCTCAGCCAGACCCCTTAGCCTGGCTCATGAATTGGCACACGCTTGCCACGGCAGCTGTGATGGCGCAGGATGAATACGTAACTGAAGTCTCTGGCGAAAGCGGCACCAACAAAGCCATGCGTGAAATGCCAGCCTCCGTTCTGCTGCCAATTCTCGAAGTCGCCCTGCAGCGCTTTGAATCCGCGGAAGCCGCGGGCACTTCCCAAACCATCCCCGGCGGTCCTGATTTCAGCCAATCTTTTTCCCGCGTATGAGCCGTCGCACCAAACTTAAACAACAGGCCCGCGCCGCCGCCGCTGTGGTCGATGCTCCCCGCAACGTCGATCAGGCCGCCGCCGGTCCTTTCCTGCTCATGGGAGGCAGTGGTTTCCAGGCCGCCGGCCAAGATCACGCCCGTGGCTACATCTACTGGCCGTCCATCGATACTCGGCGGCAGATCACCAGTTGGACCCGTTACGAAGTCGCCCGCAAGATTCAGTTTCTCTACAATCACTTCGGTTTTATCCGGCGCCTGGTCAATGGCCTGTCGACCATGCTCGGCTATCTCACGCCGCAGCCGACCACGAGCGATGAAGAATGGAACGAGCTCGCTTTTGAGTCCTTCATGTCCATTGCCGGCAGTGCGCAGGTTTGGGACATGGCGGGCAAGTTCGATTTCTTCTCCGGTCAGCTTCAGGATAACATCAGCATCTTCCGCGATGCCGATATTCTTTGCGTGAAAACCATGGGGGCCGGTGGTCGCGCCCGCATGGCCTATTACGAAAGCCATCAGCTTGCCAATCCTCCAGGTGCCGGTACCGACTGGGTCGATGGCGTGCAAATTTATCGCGGGCGTCACATCGCTTATGGCATCAAAGATGGCGAAGATCCTTCACAGATCACCATCGTGGAAGCCTGGAAGTGCATCTACATGACGCGCTTTGAGAATCGCGGCCAAGTCCGCCCCCTTTCCATTCTCGCCGCTGCCGTTCTCAACATGCAGGACGTGATTGAAACCCGTGGCTTCAACAAGCACGCCATCAAATCACAGTCCCGCTTCGGGGCCGTCATCGAAACCGATGCCGTCGCTACCGCTCCGACCACCATTCCCGGCGCACCCGGTTCCGGCGCTAGTGTCGCGGTCCCCATCAAAAAATCCGATGGCACCACCGCTGTCATCAACATGGAGGCCGTTTTCACCGGCGGCCAGACTCCGCCGCTTGCACCCGGACAGAAAATGAAGGTCATCACCGATGATCGCCCGTCGATGAACAATCAGGCCTTTGAAGAAGCCCTGCTCAAAGACTGCTGTTACACCGTCGGGGCAAGTTTCGAGCGTCTTTGCAATCTCGCCGGTCTCACCGGGCCTGCTCTCCGCACCTTAAACAGCGACGAAAAACGTTGGGTGAAGCTCAATCACTACGATCAATCCAAGCGCGTTCACAATCAGGTCATTTACACTCTCGCCCTTGAGATGGCCGCTGGTCGCTTGCGCGAGCCCAAGCTCCGCCCCGGCGAGCAATGGACGCAGTCCTTTCAATACATCGGCCTCGCCGCTTCCGACATCGATGGCGGCCGCACGGCTGCCGCGACTCTCACCGATCTCAAATCCGGTCAAACCACCTGGCTCGAAACCTGGGGCCAAAAAGGTGTGTATTGGAAACGGGCCATCAAGCAAGCCGTCGCTGAACCCATCTTCGTCATCTGCGAAATCATGCGCCAGGCTAAGGCCGCCGGTTTGCCTGATGGCATGGTGCAGCCCGAATGGATCTTCCCTGAGCGCTTCTCAGCCGCTGCCAAGCCAGCAATTCCAAACTCTCCGGAGCTCAAGGTGAACCCTGACGCCATCGATGGCAACGAGCCCGACCCGCAAAACGAAACTGAGCCAACCGAATGAAAGCCTCCCGCCATCTCCCCCGCATCGCCGCTCGTATCTTCGCAGAGCCCTGGCTCATTCGTGAAGCCAAACACGAAAGCATCCGCTCTCAATTCCGCGCCGCTCTCACCGCACCTCGCGCGCATATGTTAGAAGAGGATGACGATGACGATCACCTCCCGCAGCTTCAACAACGCGCTGACATGGATTGCCTATCCTGTTTGGAAATCGAACAAGGTATCGCCATCGTCCCGGTCTGCGGCATTCTCGGCAAACATCTCGACATGATCGAATCCCTCTGCGGTGGTTTCGATCTCGACGAACTGAACGCTCAATGCCTCGCTTTGATGAATCGCGGCGATGTTCACACCGTCATTTTTCATTTCAACACTCCCGGCGGCGCCGCGGCCGGAGTCGCTGACAGTGCGCAGTGCATGCTCGATCTCGCCGCTTCGGGCCGGCGGCTCATTGCCTACTGTGATGAAGCCTGCTCTGGCGGCATGTGGCTCGCTGCCGCTTGTGATGAGATCCATTGCGGTCAAAGCGCCATGCTCGGCAGCATTTCCGCATTGTGCGCCATTCTTGATGAATCCAAAGCGTTCGAGATGGAAGGCCTCATGATGCAAGTCTTCACGGATGGCGCTCTCAAAGGTGCCGGCATCGAAGGCACCAGCCTCACCCCTGCACAGCGCGCCGACATCCAGGGCCGCGTCGAGCACATCGGCAGCATGTTCAAATCCTTCATCACGCAGCGTCGTCCTGCCGTCGATCCCGCCATCATGCAAGGCCAGTGGTTTTATGGTGATCAAGCCATCGAAAACGGCCTCGCCGATCAGCTCCATCCGACCCTGGCTCATTGCATCGCCAGTCTGATGTAACGTGGAGCCTTTGACATGAACCGTGCTTCGTCATCACGACGCACAAGCCATGCTCCGCCTCCACACTCCTCTATTCGATCTCGCCGATGACGCCAGCAATGGCGGCGGCGCCACTCCTCCCGCCGCGCCTGTCAGCGTGGAAAACCCCGCTGCACCAACTGGTAATTCGGCCCCCGTTGGATCTCCCGCCCCTTCCGCGGCTCCAAAACCCAGCGTCATCGCCACCGCAACCGCTCTGCTTCGTGGAGCTAATGCCAACGCCGCCACCGTCGCCGCTCTGCGGGCCGATGTGACCGCACGCGATACCACCATCGCGGATCTCACCGCACAACTCGCCGCCCGCGATACCACCATCGCCTCTCAACTCGTCGAGCTGCAAACCTACCGCACTCAGTCTGCGGATCTGCAAACCGCCGTTGCCGCTCTCGAAGCGCGCAACGTCAATGTGCAGACCGAAGTCATTCACCAGCTCGCCGCCGCCGGTCTCCCTGAAACCCAGCTCCCGAGAGGCACCAACACGGTGAACCAGCCAGGCGAAACGGTCACTGAGCTGCGCGAAAAGCTGAGTGATCCATCTTTGACCTCCTTGGAGCGCGGTCAGATCGCCCAAAAAATCCGCACCCTTAACAGCAAAAACTAAACCTCCTCTTTGACACACGCAGTCCCTCGTAATTTCAGCCCCTCATCATCCCGCCTCATGAAACATACCTCCCCGCTTCTTCTCATCCTGGCCCTTTTGGCTTCCGTTCTCGTCGGTTGCCAGTATGGCTTCCTCGCCGGTCTCGCTCTCTTCGCCGTGCTTTCACCCATGTGTGTGCTGCGCCCGATTCCCGGTCGCTGCAATGCTCCGACGATGACCGCCGCTGAAATCCTGCTCGATGTCATCGACGCCTTCGTGAAAAAACTGCCGATGCTGAAATACATCGGCGCCGACTGGCGTCCCACATCGCTGAAGCTCAATCAGACTTACACGGCGCACGTTCCTACCGTCCCGAGTGTGGAGGATGTCAGCAATGCCGACTACTCCGCTATGACCGGTCAGAATGCCCGCGATCTGCTCACCGATGTGCCTGTTGTCGTTAATAAACACAAAGGCACCAAGCTCAAGTGGACCCACCTCAATGCCATCAAAGATAACAAGGTGGAGTATGCCAAGGTTATCAATCTTGCGGGTTATGCCATCGCTCAGCAGGTCGTTTCCGACATCATCGCAGGTTTCACGCCGGTCAATTTCAGCCAGCACAGCCTTTTTGCCACGGCAGATTCAGACGTCGACATGCTCGACAACATCTGCGGCGATCTGAATCTCGTGGGTGCCTATCCCACCGGTCGCTATGGCGTGGTGAGCACGGCGATTGCTAATGTTCTCGCGGGTGATCAACGCCTGTCCAGCGCCCTCTTCGCCAATCAGCGCACCGGCGGTGAAGGCTATCGCCGCTGGACGAACACCAACGGCTTTGAGGAGATCATGGAATACCCGGATCTCAGCAATACCACCGGTGGCACGCAGCTCACCGGCGTCGCGGTGGCAAACACGGGCGATCTCTTCACCAAGGCTAATCACAATTTGGTCACAGGTCAGACCGTCGCCGCTGCCAGCTTCTCCGCAGGTTTCACCGCTGGCACCTACTACGTCATTCGTGTCTCCGGCAGCACCTTCCAACTCGCGTCCAGCTATGACAATGCCATTGCTGGAACGGCGGTTGCTGCCAGTGCCGACGGCACCGGTGGCACGATCACCGCTTCACAGACGCTGACAGGTTTCTTCGGTGATCCGCGCTCGGTGACCATGCTTGGCGGTATCCCTGATGGCATGGATCTTCCGCAGGCTCTTGGGCTCAACATCAACCGCGTCAACAACGTGGAAATCGTCACTCATCCAGAACTCGGTATCTCCATGGCGGCTGTGATGTGGGAGGAATCCGGCAAACTCGACATCAACTTCGTGCCGACGCTGGTCTACGGTATGTCCTTCGGACGCCAGACCGACACTGGCGCAGCCGGTGCTCCAGGCAGCATTCTCGACTACGGCGGTCATCGCCTCGTGAACGCTTAATCGCACACTCCACAGCGCCCGTCCCGTTTGGGGCGGGCGTTTGTGTTTTGACACCCTTTTTCTTACAGTTAACCCACATCTTTTATGCCACGCACTCGCATCATCATTGGTCATCCCGCAAAGACTGGCAGTGTCCTGCCTCACCTTGTCTATCTGGGCAGTTCAGGCAGTGAAGCCGAGTCCGTCATGAAGGCAGATCAGACCGCGCATCATTACGAGATTTTCGAAGGTCCTGGCCGCCGCAAAAACAATGCCACCTACAATCCCGCTGCCAAGCCTCCGGCTGCTGCTGAGATTGTTTCCAATTCTGTCGTCATTCCTCATGATCTGAAAGGCATGAAGAAGGACGAACTCATTTCCGCTCTCACGGATGCTGCCACACGCATTTACCAGCTCGAAGCAATCGTTGAAAGCCTCCGTTCGGAGAAACCGGCGGGCGCTGAAACTGAGCAAGCGGAGGAAGTGGAAAAGCCTGCTGAAACAGAAACGCCACCCGTTTCCTAACCCCTTACCGGGCCACGAGTCCGGTCACATAACAAAGCGTCGTGGTTCTGGTTGGGCCACGGCGCTTTTTTGTGCCTTTGACATGGCGTGAAAGCATGACCCTGAATGCCGTCTTGAAAGCACGCCAGCGCCTGCAAGCGGGGGCTCTAGGCACGTCTGGCCGTGAAGGTGGCAAAGAGCAGCTTCAGCCAGGCACGATTACGATCAGTGGCACGAGCTACGCGTGCGCGGTCGAGCTCGGCAAGATCCGCTATGAGATGGAGGCTGATACCGGGCTGTGGAAACGTTTCCAGCCTCTCACGGCGACAGTGAAGAAAACGCTGCTCGTGACCGCTCCGGAAAAGAAAAGCGTGATCGCCTTCAAAGGTGCCAACTATCAGGTCGATGAAGTCGGCGGGCAGAATGTCGCGGATATCGCCTGGGTGCTGAAAGCGGAGCGCAAACTGCCCTCGCCGCAATGAACCAGCTCGCGCAGATCCGTGGTATGCCCAAACTGCTCGGGCAGTTGCGGCGTTATCCACGTTTCCTCGAACAGCAGGCAACCGGGCTGTTGCAGAAAAACACGCGGCTGCTTGTGAGCTCAAGCGGCAAGGTGCCGGGGCTTGTCCAGGTCACACCGCCGCATTCGGGTGGGGTGACGGGACTGAAGGCAAAGAAACAAGGTGAGTCTGCCGTGATGGGTGACATCTGGCAGGTGTATGCCACGCCGGCGAAGCTGTATGACATGATCAAAGCGTATGGTGGTGCGGAGATCGCCGGACGCTATTGGTGGCTGCTGAAAAATAAACCAGAGCGCATTGCTCAGTGGCTCGATCTCACGGCGCCCGATGCCGTCCGCCGATTGCATAAAGGCTGGGACGATGGAGCGGAGCACATGAAGCGCCGTGATCATTACGGTCGTGTGCGTGGGCGCTGGCCTTCGGTGCGGATCTCCGAGAGTGAGATCCCCAAACTGAAAGCCTACATCAAGCGTCGCCAGAGAAACGTCGGCTTGCTCGCGGCATCCATTCCTGCGGCTTACAACGGTCGCTTTGGCCCTTTGCGCGGAGTGCCGGCCTGGATTGGCCGCCATCGCGGATCGTGGGCCGGTGGGTCGATGACGGAGCGGCGATCTTTTCGGCGCGGTCAGATCATCCGGATCAGCGTCAATGCCGGGCGGCTCAATGGTCAGATGCAGCGGCGCTTCAACTATGTGCACGCGTATCGCGTGAAGGCCATGGAACGCGAAACCCCTTACATCATCCGCTATGCCGCCAGGCAGGCGGGTCTGCTTGCCTGATTTTATGTTCGACCTCCTCTTCTCCAAAATCGTTCGTGATTTCCTCGATACTGAGGAATCCCATGCCGCCGGTGTTCCGGTTTCAACCGACTGCGCGCTGCTGAGAATGGACAATGGCGATGATGACGTCGATCCTCGCATCTGCCTCGTGGCCGATGAACAGGGCGGGAACAGGTCAAAGCAGATTCACGTCGTGGCCGTTTGTCGTGGCACGCAACTGCGCTCCATCACGGATCCCTGGCTCGATAAGGTCAAAGACAGGCTTTACAACCAAACGGCGCTCCTCGCATTCATCGCTGCGTTGCCGCTTGATCAACGCACGGGCTATCAGATCGAGCGTATTTCACCGCCTGGGGCGGCCAAGGTGCAGCGCGAGGAGAATGGCCCCATCGAGACCGGTGTGGGCATCATCTTCTTTGTCACGATTTGACATCCTCAGGGTGTTGGCCCGCCTCACTCACACACTCGAATCATCCATCATGAAAAACCTCCGTCGCTTCCTTTTTCTCTCCGCTCTGGCGTTCACTTTTGTTCTGCCGCCCTCTCTGCCTGCGGCGGACGTCAGTGTCACCGCAGCCAATTTCCAGCCCGGTGCCGGTGCCAAGTTTCACACCGGCATCGCAGGTGCCACGATCACCGCGGGCCAGCTCATCGCAATCTCGCCTTCCACGGGCCGCTTTGTTTTGGCTGATGCGAATGACATCGACCTCTGCCAGGTCATCGGCATCTCCGCGCATGCCTCCATCAATGGCCAGCCTCTTGCCGTGGTCTGGTATGCTGACAATCTCGTCTGCGGTGCCACGTTGAGCATGACTAATCCGGTCTACGTGCTCAGTGCCACGGCTGGCGGCATTGCTCCCGCAGCGGATCTCTCCGCCGGCGGCCTGTATCCCGCCGTGGTTATCATCGCCACCAGCACCACGCCTGCGGCGACCACCACGACCACCTGCGTCTTTCGCGCGCCTGCGTTTGTCGGCAGCTCTGTCAGCGTCGTCACTCCCTGATTTGATTTCACCCTTGTTGCATCTCTCACCCTCTCCACACCATGGCTGACACACCAGACCCCTATATTGAGCCGCTCATTGAACATGGCGTGAAGCTCTCCGGCCTCGAAGATGAGCCGGGCGCGCTCATTCTCAGTCTCGATCTGAACCCCATGCGCGACAAGGTCGAGCAAAAAGGACCGAGCCGCGCTGTGGAATATCAGCGCTGGGAAGATCCCCGCGTCGAAGGTGAGTTCAGCCTTCGTCCTCGTCGCAATGCTCTCGGGCAAAACTACGGCATGGGTGACATGCATCCTGGCGAGGCTGTGACGGATCTCGTCAATCTGCCGGTGAATTCCATGATCCATGGTTTCCGCATCAGTGCTTCTGCTTCGATCATCATCGGGAATCCGAAACGCAGCAAAGGCGACGATGGCACGACGATCACGCAACCGTTCGAATACCGCCCGTTCACGAAGTCGGCGGCGGCGCTCGCTGCTTAATTCAGAGCTACCCCACAAATAGAAGATGAGCCGCGCTGGACGGCTTGAATGGCCGCAAGGCAAGCCTGCAAAGGCATCCAGCAACCTCCTTTCTATCCATCATGAGCTGGTCAACGAATAGCATCAGAGTCGCCGCGGCGTTCGGCGGCCTCGGTTTCAGAATCACCAGCAGCATGACGGAAATCATCGAACTGGACTGCCTGCAGAATCTTCGATTCTTTGTTTCTGACACCAGCATCCAGCGTCCTCATTTGCCTGCTCGCGATGATCTCTATCGGGGCTGGATGGATGACTCCCTGGTCAAGCTCGACAATGAGCATCCGTTCATTTGTGGCATGCACGCCTGCCATTCATTCGATGCGCTGCTCGACTATCAGGCCAAGGGTACAAGTTACGCGCTGCAGCTCGTCAAAGGCACACCGCTGTATCGTTACGAGCTCGGGGAGGAAGATCCTCGGCTGAAACTTGCGAAGGTCGAGCATGCGATCGTCGATCTCCCTCTCGCGGCTGCGGTTTCACTCGCTGGCCTGCCTGTCATCGAAATCGAAGGCTCACCTCCACGCCGCCGCTACTTGCTGCCAAACCTGACAGCCTACGATCTGATCGGGTGTCGGGCTGACAGCCTCACGGTCACGGATCTCCTGACTCGTAAGGAGCCTGGCAGGCTTCCGCTGCAGCTTGGCCTCACGCATCCGCATCATTGCGTTGTGCAAGCCTACAACGTCACCCGAACCTATGCGCGCCTGCTGGCGGACATCAAAGCGCTGAAGAAAAAGCTGCTCATCAAAGATCCCTTCTCTTCACGGCGGGCCATCATTCCTGAGACTCCGTCGAAGCAGCTCGAAGAGGAAGTACGTCAACATTTCCGCATTCCCTAATTATGGCCGCCACACACACACACGACATCAGCATCAAGGTGGGTGAATACACCACCGCCACCGGCGAAAAACGCAACCGCAGCCGACACATCGGCAAAGGTTTCACGACTGAAGAAGGTCGCATTTTTCTCCGCATCGATGCAGAGCAGCTCAATCCCATCACGGCCTCTCTGGCGCGTGCCAAAGGTGAGGATAGCGTGATCGTCAATCTCTGGCCGGCTGACGCGAAAGACAAACCTGCAGCCAAGCCTGCGGCCGCTGCGGATGAAGATGGCGCTCCTTTTTAAACTGCCATGAAACCTGAGACTTTGCAGATTCTTGAAAAGATGGGGTTCATCCCCTTCGATGACACTCCTGACCCTGATGACGGCACGTTGACCTGGTTCATTCCGGACGCTCAGCGCAAACCGCGCTTCTCGGTTCAAATATTCCCCACGACCTCGCCGGTGGCTTTGATGCAGGCCATCTGGAATGCGGGTGCTGAGGAGAAAAAGCAGGAGATCGCCAAAGCTCGCGACGCGTACCTGGCCATCCTCGCATGATCTGGCACGATGACATCGCCACGCGGGTCGAAATCGATGATGCCAGTCATCGGCCGCTCAACCTCACGCATTTTGCGGGGAACCGCACTCTGACGATGATGATGCCGTATTGCGCGCATCGTGAGGCGCGCATCGATCAACGCACCGCCGGCGAGATGGCACATCTCCTCGATCACTTCGCCAGGCATGGCCAGCTGCCGACCAGTTTTCCACGACACGACTACATGATTTGAATTTTATGGTAGTGGGTCAGTTTGAATTTCACGACTCAAACAAATATCTATGATTTATTGTTGACTAATCAAACAAAGGGTGTAATCTCCTCTTGTCAGAGAGAAACAACGAACCGCAAATAATATGAAATACACCATCATCCGCATCGCAGATAAAAGCCTCTATTCCGCATGGGATAACAGAGCCGGTAAAAATATCCCATTCACCGCCTCATCAGCGGCCCGCAAAGCCAAAGAAATCAACGCAGCCCATGCTACTCCAATCGTGGAGGTGAAAGAAGAAGTATGAGCGCCGAAAAGACAGCCAAAGGCCGGGGCGGCAAACGCCCCGGCGCGGGCCGAAAGGCCAAGCACGGCGTGGCAGTTGTCACGTCCTCGATCAGCATGATCCCCGAGGCATGGGGCATGCTGGATGCGCAGCGCGGGGCAGTCAGCCAGGGTGAATGGATATTCGGTCTCATCCTCAAGGAGGATACCAAGTGAATCAACTCTCCACCCACTACCAATTTTATGCTCACCGACGACACTACCTCTGAAGAATTCGAAAAAGCAGCCACCGAACAGCGTGCTGAAGCCTTCCGTTCCAAACACTACTGGCGCGATACTCCGCTGCTTTGGACCATCACGCGAGAGTCACTCTACTTCTGGCTGCGCACTCCGGCGCCGCGATTGAGTAGCGAGGCGCGTGAAGCTGTTGCGGCTGCGCAGGCTGCCAAGGGCCAAAGCAACGAGGCGGAGCTCACGAGGATTGCCAATGGTCTGATTGCTGAATCCGCCGCTGAAAACGGCCCGGACAATTCCTATTACCGGAATGCGACCATCGTGCTATATTTGGCCGCTCACACCAGTGAGGATTGGCAGCGCTGCACGCATGATCGCAAGCGCTTCTTGATCATGGTGGAAAAATGGGTCGATGAGCATGTGACAACGTCTGAAATGACGGAGGTGGCGGAAGTCACCAATGCACTGATCAAAGATGCTGAATCCACGCGGACAATTCATCGCCCGAGCGGCAAACCATCTGAAGAATCGGGAAACTAGCAGAGCCCTTGCCTGAGGCGGTTTACATCGTCCTCGTCGCACGGGCTCTGCCCTCACTCTCGGTTGATTACATCCAGCATCATCTGCCGCTGGCTCAAGGCTACGCCTTCATTCACGCGTCCAGAATTCTCCATGGCGATGTGATGATCTGGCCGGATCTACGCCTGAGCAAGCGCGGGCGCTGGTGGCTCAAAGTCCGGGAGCTGTTCCGGGGGCGGGCTGCGTGAATTGACAGCACTCCGAAAGAGTAACGCTCTTCCATCCACATGTCTGCTGTTGTCGAATTTGGCTTCAATGCCTCCAAAGTTTTTTCGGGGGTTGATAGCCTCGAAAAGAAACTCAGTGGCTTTCAGCAAAAAGTGCTGGGGATTGGCGGGGCGCTGCTCGGTGTGAATCTCGGATTCGGCCTGGCTCACACGGCGCTGGAAACGGTGGTGAATCTCGACCGCCTGCAGCGCGGCATGCAGACTCTCGAAGGTTCCGCTGAGGGCGGGGCCCGTCGGCTGGAAGAATTGCGCGAGGCGGCGCGGCTTCCGGGTCTCGACTTTGAGCAGGCAGTTCAAGGTGACATCCGCCTCCGGAGCGTCGGGCTGAGTGCCAAACTCTCCAAGCAGGCGATGATTGAAATGGGCAATGCCATCAGCAATGCCGGCGGCAGTGCGGAGCAGCTCGACAACGTCACGCTGGCTCTGACGCAGATTGTTTCCCGTGGCAAGGTCACTGCTGACAACGTCAACCAGATCGCGAATGCGGTGCCGCAATTGCGTGCTGTGATGAAAGATGTGTTTGGCACGGCGGACTCTGAGGCCCTGCAGAAAATGGGCATCGATGCCACTGTGTTCGTGGAGCATCTGATCGAAGGCTTTGGCAAAATTAAACGTGCGACCGCCGGCCTCGATGAAGACATCACAGACACGTATTCCTCCCTCAAGGATGTGACGGCCTCGGTCGCGGGTCCCATTGTTCGCGAGCTGGTTCCTGCCTTGCGCGATGCCGCCACATGGGCCGCCACGAACAAAGAAGGCTTCGCGGAGTTTGGCCGTGAAGCGGTCGCGGGGATTCGGGCGGTTGTGGACAGTGTTGTGCTGCTCAATGATGCGCGCCGGGCTTTGTCTGAGGATTCAGACGTGGTGCTGCAAAGCGGCACGAATTCTGACGGCGATTATTTCGAGATCACGCGCAAGGCCACCTTCCTCGAAAAAATGAAGGGGTTTCATGATGAGCGCCAAAAGCTCGCTGATGCCGAAAAGCAGACCGCTGCCGATGAAGCTGCGGCCTCCAAGAGTGGTGCTGCGGGTGGTGGTGGGACTGCCTCAAGCTTTGTCGCGGGGCCTGATGAGGAGCACGTCAAGAAAGTCGCGGATGCACAAGCCAGGCTGGATGATCAGAAGCACAAGGCGGCGCTCGATCAAATGGAGCTGGCTGAACGTATCGCGGCCCTGGGTGAGGATGTTACGAAAGCGGCGGCCGATGAATGGGCTTTGCGCAATGCGACCAATGCGGACGCGCTGAAGCTGATCGCAGCAGAATCAAAGCGTGTGACGTTGCAGGGTGAGCTGCTGAATTTGCAAAAGCAGTCTGCCACCGAAAAAGAACGTGAGGCTGAAGCTGCCAAACGCAGTGCGGAAGAGGCCCGGCGTGAAGCTGAAGAGGCTGCCAGAAAGAACAGCGACCGCCGCAGTTCCGTGCTCGATACCGCGATGGAATACCGAATGCTGCAAGCCAAAGCATCCGGCAATGAGCGGGCGATTGAGCAGGCTGATTATCAGCAGCGGGTGCTCGAACGTGCCAACCGGCTTGAAGAGCAGAACGGCATGGCGCGCAAAGATGCGCTCGCGCTGGCCATCAAGATGGCGGACCTCGAAGATCGGGCCAATGGCAAAAGCACGAAGATTCACGGTGTGCGGGACAACAGCGA